AAAAATAACATACGTAATTTATTGAATACCAAAAAAGGAGAACGTCGTATGCAGCCTACTTTTGGTCATTCATTAAATAACTTTGTGTTTGATCCAAATGATACAACTCTTCCTCAACGAGTCAAACAATCATTAACTTCTGACATTAATTTTTGGATTTCAGTAGCAACTATAGATAATATTGATATTAAAGTTTTAAAAAAAGAGGATGTTGATATTTATAGATTGTACATTAATTTGACTATTTCTGTGAATAATGATCAGACACAAATTGAAATGTTTTTGGAAAATAATTAATTATGGCATCAACCACACAGAAAACGTTTAAACCTTTAACAAATAAGGATATTTCTTATTTGAATAAAGATTTTTCACAGTTTAAAAAGAACCTGATTGACTATACAAAGACATATTTTCCAAAAAATTATCAGGATTTTTCTGATTCTTCTGCTGGTACAATATTCATTGATATGGCTGCATACGTTGGCGATGTATTGTCATTTTACCTTGATCAACAGTTTAAGGAAAGTTTATTTCCATATACCGAAGAACGTAAAAATGTACTTGCATTATCCAAATTTTTGGGATATAAACCAAAAGTATCACGTCCATCATTGACTAATTTTGATGTATATCAATTGGTTCCATCTATTAAAAATGATGTGGGTGAATATATTCCTGACGAAAAATACACACTTCGTATTAAATCTGGAATGCAATTAATCAATAGTAACGGGTTGGGTTTTGTAACTACTGATGTTATTGATTTTTCAATGTCCACTACTAATTCTCCTAGAGAGATAACAGTTAGTTCAAGAGATGATTACGGAATTCCACAATTCTTCTTGATAAAGAAAACGTCAAATGGTATTTCTGGACAAATTGTTACAAAGACTTTTGTAATTAATCAAAGTATACCATATTACAAATTGTATTTGGATGAATCTAATGTTCTTGAAATTCTGGATGTACGAGATCAAGATAATGTTTCGTGGAACGAAGTTGAATATTTGGCTCAAGATATTGTATTAACGGCATATGAAAATACATCATTAAACGATGACCGATTCATTCAGTATCAATCATCTGTTCCAAATATCGTAAAGTTATTGAGAACACAACGTAAATTCACAACAAATATCGATCAAAACAACCTAACATATTTAGAGTTTGGACCGGGAAATGAAGGCGTTAATGATGAAATCGTGATTCCATCTGCTGAAATTTTAGGTGTTAGTCTTTCTAATCTCGGAAGTTTAAATGTCAATATCGATCCATCAAACATAATCAATTCTGATTCGTTTGGTGTATATCCAAAACAAGGAACTCAATTTACAATTAAATACTTGGTTGGTGGAGGAGTTGAATCAAATAGTCAAACTGGAGATATTAACAAAATTATTAGTGTTGAGTATGAAAATGACGTTTCTATTTTGTCAACTGCTGAACAAAATTTATTCCAAGTAGTAAAGAATTCACTTGCTGCTGAAAATAATATTCCGGCTGTAGGTGGCGATGGATTTGAGTCAAGTGATGAAATCAAACAAAATGCTACTGCATTTTTTGCTGCTCAAAATCGTGTAGTGACAGCCGATGATTATATCGCTCGTTGTTACGCTATGCCTGCTAAGTTTGGATCTATAGCAAAGGCCACGGTTATTTCAGATAATAATCTGAATGCAAATTCCGTTGTAGACGGTCAACTTACTCAAAATAATGAAGTATTGAGTAATAGAAAGATCAGTGGAAATCTCAAAAATCCATTTTCGGTCAATATGTACTTGTTGAGTTATGATGAAAATAAAAACTTGACAAAACCAAATACAGCTTTATTACACAACCTTCGTCAATACTTGAGTCGTTATCGTATGATGACGGATGGTATTAATTTGATTGATGGTTATATCATAAATGTAGGTGTGGATTTTAAAATCGTAACATATAATAACTTTAATAAGAAAGAAGTTCTTACAAATTGTGTACAAACAATAAAAGATTTCTTTAATATTGATTTATGGGGATTCAATCAACCAATCAATTTGAGTCAATTGGAATTGGAAATCGCTAAAGTTGAAGGCGTACAATCTGTTGCTTATCTTAAAATAAACAATTTAACATCAAGAAATGGTAGTTATTCTAATGTTGAATACAATATTGATGCTGCTATGGTTAATAAGATTATTTATCCATCACTTGATCCATGTGTATTTGAACTTAAATATCCGGATGTAGACATCAAAGCCACCTCAGTATAATATGCATACTTTTATTTTTCCATCTAAAGATACGTACATCACCAATCTTTCTAACTTAGAAAATAAGAATTTTGGTATTGACGAACTGTTAAATATTAGTTGCGTAGCTTCTAGAGCCAAATCTGTAATCAAATATCAATCTGGTAGTCTGGATTCTTCCGATTCCATATTGAATAATTTGGTTAATTTTTATGGAACCGTAAATGGCTATTATTCCGGAAGTACCACCAATATTATTCTATCAAATACATCAACTGATACTACCATTTTATATGGAATCGTAGTAGGTGTTGCAAATCCCACATCATCATGTGCCAATTTTAGTGCATCACAGTTTACAGGAGATCTAACGGGCAGCGTCTCGGGATACGTTACAAGCGCTCTTTTGAATGGAAACACATATACCACTCAAACTATATCTTTGACCAACGCAAGCGGAAGTGTTACCAATTTATCGGGGAGTTTATCGGGATCTGTTGTGAGCGGTAATGTAAGCGGCAGTTTAACTGGACTTGTAACTGTATTTTCTGGAAGTCTATATGGAATTTCAGGAACTTTAGAGGGTGATATTTCGGGTAGTTATACATATTACAACCCTAAATTTTCTTTTAACACATATTCCAAGTTTAGTCGGGCATTGATTAAATTTGATGTGAATGCAATATCAAGTTCAATTTCCTCTGGAGATATTTCAGATCCTAAATTTGTATTGAATATGAAGGTTCTACAACAACAAGAACTTCCTTTAGAATATATAATTTATTCATATCCAATTAGTCAGAGTTGGGGAATGGGCGATGGACGTTATGCAGATAATGGATCAACCACAGGAGCAAGTTGGAACTATAAAGACTATAGTACCACGGGTGGAACACGCTGGTATCCACCGAATCCAGTGCCGGATCTATATAACTATTTAACTGATGAATCCAATAAATCTGTAGCATTTGGTAATGGCGGCGGTACATGGTATTATTCGATTCCAAATACGGCCACTATTCCATCTTCAAGTTTTTGTTCTACATTAACTACGGGTAGTTCGTTGATTATGTCACAAAGCTTTGATTATGAATCATCTGACATTAAAATGGATGTTACGTCAATTGTTAAATCGTGGATATGTGGATGTGTACCAAATGAAGGATTAATTTTATTGACATCCGAAGAGTTAAATACTCAAAACGTATCCAATGGAAATTTAGGATTTTATAGCAAAGAAACCAATACGATTTATACTCCGTATTTGGACGTTGTACACGACGATAGTATTTTTACAACTGGAAGTCTAAGTCCAATCACAAATGATGTACAATTGTCAGTGGTATTAAAGAATGTCAAGAAACAATACAAGAGTAACAGCGTTGCTAGAATTAGCGTATTTGCAAGAGAACGTTTTCCTCTAAAGAATTTTACTAAAGCAACACAACAAACTGCATTTTTAACACCAAAATATTTACCAACTGATTCTCAGTATTCAATCAAGGATACTGAAACCGAGGAAGTTATTATTAATTTTGATGAGGGAACTAAGTTGAGTTGTGATTCTAACGGAAATTACTTTATGTTGGATATGTCGGGGTTGCCACAAGAACGATATTTTAAGATTCTTATCAAAACCGAAGTGAATGGTGCTATTGAAGTGTTCGATAACAATACTTATTTCAAAGTAGTAAGATGATTACAGAAATACAAAGTCAATTTATACGTGACGGTTCGTATGCTAATCAGTTTGATGAATTTGGTAATTTGGTTATTATCAATTCGACTGAGAAGTATTTGGCTGTAACCTTGACACCTGAAGTATATGAAATTACTTCGGTGACAAACGTTTATACAATTGGCCCAGAAGAATTTAAAGATGTTCCACGTACTGAAGATCCAAAACTTGTTGCGTTAAAATCTGAAAAGACTACTCTTCAAAATAAAATTACCACGTTGACATCCGAATTGTCTAAAATGTCCAATTCGTCAGGTAAAGATGCGTTGATTTCTGCTAGTAAAGATACTATCGTTGGATTACGTATTAAAGCTGGTGAAGGAAAAACACCATCAGATTTTAATAC